AGTGTTATACCCCATTGCTACCCACTGTGCGTTAGCATCATAGAATATATTAGTCTGCTCTGCTGTAGTATTAGCATTCTCAATACCTTGCTCTAAGAAAGCTACAGCTTCTTCTGAACCTGCTACAGCTAAGTAAGCACTAGCGTTGTTAGCATGGGTCTCAATGTCATCTACAGATTGATTGTACGTGTCAACAGTTTCCTGCTCTACTTGTAACACTGAAGCACTTTCTGTTACAAACGTCTGTACCTCTGCCTCTTGTTGTGGAGTTACAGCTTCTTCTATTCTTTCGTTAACCTGCAACACTGTACTCATATCAACTACAGCTTCAGTGAAACGACCTATCGCCTCATCCATCAACTCTAGTTCACCCATAGCTTTGTTTTCTAGTACAGCTTTAACATCACCATACGGCTGATAGTTATTAACAAAGTTATCTAAGGCTTGGTTATAAGCATCTACTTGTGCTTCGCTAATATGAGCAGTGGTAGATAAAGTACCTGATGATAAAGCATCACCTTGATGTGCATACTCTGTAGCCGCGCCTACTAATGTAACACCTGTAGTAATCTGATTGACAATATCAGAAGAGGTGTTTAGTAGATCGTCTTTCTCACTTGCTTGTAGTGCGGAACTTAGCAATAATAGAGGTAGTAGTATCTTCTTCATCCGTGTCCTCTTCTCCTATGTTTAGTATTATGTTGTACCACTCTTTAGTATCTTTGTTGTAATCAGGAATGTAAATCTCAGGCTGTCTCTTCATAGCCAACACTGCACGTTTACCTACAACCAACTTACCATTTAACAGCAGAGGGCAAGGTGTACCTGACAAGAACATCGAACGCCATACTTCTGTTGCTTCACACATTCTAGCCACTGCCGCTACTTTCATTCCTAAGTCTGATAGTAACTTAGCATCTCTACGTCTATCACAGTTAGGATCAACTTCATAACTACCACTAGAGAAGCCTACACCTACTGTCTGTAAAGAACCGCCTGAACCTTTAAGGCAAGTGTCCATACCGCTACTCATGTAACTAGGACTAATAGCAGAGCCTACTGGAATCTCACTGCTACTACCTGCTCCATTATACGTGTTACTTACTGAATCATCTTTTGTACTGTTGTTACTATTCGTAGTCGAGTTCTCACCATGATAAGTGTTAAGACTACCCTCTTGCGCGTTGTCTCCAAGTGCTACCCAAGACAACATCATTAATAGACAAAATAACTTTCTCACTTCTTATGTACAATCTTCTGCACTGTCTCTGATTCATAGATACGAAGACCTAACCAGATAATAGTAAAGATACTAGCAACGGGAGGCAACCAAGCCGCTAGTGACATCACACCTGTGGATGCCGCGAATACGTCTACAGCTTGTTTAGTCTCTTCCGTTACCATGTTGTTCTTCCTTATTAAGATGGGTTTCTTTGTTTATATTGCGGCAATTATAAATGCCAGTAGTTCATCATATCTAACACCTAGCTGTGTAGTCTCCACTGTTCCTTCTGGTGCTAGGTCTTGTTCCTCATGGCGTTCACCTGTTTCATCTTCCCACCAAGTATCAGAGCAGAACATAGCGTAACGGCTTGCATCTAATCCTTCAGCGGAAAAAGCATCACGTAAATCTTGAGCCATTATTCCAAAGTGTATTCTTGCTTCTTCGCCTTTTTCTTCGTATGCATCTTTCCATCGGTACTTACGGAGTAAACCTTTACAAGCAATAGCTACACGAGTCTCTGCTTCCGATAGTTCTTCTACGTCTCTTTTGTGTGTTTGGTCAGAAGTAGCAATGTTTCCGTTTGTAGCGTATACAGTGTTCCATTTGTAAAAAGGATGTCCACACTGCATACCGTTGTTAGCACTTGCTCCTATACTGTTACAAGGAGTAAGGGCGTTATATGAAGTGCTACTAGAGCCTGAGAGTTTAATACCACAGGATACAGAAGTAACACTAGCCGCTATGTAAGGAAAAGAATATTGAGCAGTAGAACTGCCCATTCCGATAACTCCACGAGTATATTCAGTACCACTTGTGTTATAACCTGTCATCGAAATAAAAGCACCACGATAACCATTACCAGATGCTCTTGTGTTTTGTAACTCTAAGACAGGTTCTAAATCAGCAGACTTGTCGTGTTCTAAGACAACACCGTCTGTACTTCCTGTAATTTTACCATCTACAGTAACATTACCTTTCAGGTTAATGGTATTTTCCCTACTTCCTGAAGTAACACCATTGCCTATATTAAATATGTTCTTAGCACTAGAGTCCTGACCGCCCATGTTAATGGTTGTAGAGTCACCCGCAAAGAAACCAGTACCATAGCCAGTTCCTATGTTTACAACCTTAACATCTGTTGCATTTCCATTATTAACACCACTAGCAATATTAGTTGTAACACTACCTGTTGTGCTTATATCTACGTTAGGTGCTGTGACAGTACCAGTTACATCAAGGTCGCCAGTAATTCCACCATACAAATTAGTTGTACCTGCTACAGTCAACGACTGTGTGCCTGATGGCGGTATCCCTATGGCTACATTACCTGTGAACGTAGCACCTGATAAGTTTGCTTTACCTGTTACGGTAGTGCTTAATCCTGCAACATCTACACCGTCTACTGTACCGTCTACTGCAATGTTACCTGTAACACGGACACCATCATCCCTTGTTTCAAGTTTTATATCTCCATCGTGAAAAAGATTAACAGCCCCGCTTTGACTTGCGTTTAACATCGCTTTAGTGTTGTCAGCACTCTTAAGATAAAGACCATCGGTTTTTACGGTTAAGTCATTACCCCCTGCATTGTTTATATAAGATGTATTATTGGTGGGGTTGTGATAAATCTGTAAATTGTCGTCATCACCGAGTTTAATCTTGCCGTTATCTGACAGAGAAACGTCACCAGTAAAGGATGCACTGTCTGCCCCGAAATCATCCACTGCTGAAATATCACCTGTAACTGTGATGTTTCCATCTACAGAAACATTCCCATCTACAGCAACAATAGAAGAAGCATCCATGTCTATAGTTACACCCGCTGAGGTGCTAAGAGAATCATAATCCCCGTCTATAACATCCTGTACAAAAGTACTGGTGATGTTGCTAGGATTACTGAGAAGACTGTTATAAGTAGTGTATTCCGCAGATGTATAATTACCTTGAACAAATAAACTTATACCAAACGAATCTGCCGAACTAAATATGTTATCTTGGTTAACATCAAAAGCATCTCTATACTTTTCAGGAGTCAGGGCGTAGTTACTGCTCGATAGTACATACCTAGTCCAAGCGGCTAAGTCTTGGATGCTACGGCTAGTTGTCAAAAGGTCACTGGCAACAGGTTGTTTATTTACTATTAGTTTAGACTTTGCTGTTATATCACCAGTGAAGGTAGCGCCTGATAAGTCTGCTTTTCCTGAAACGTCTACTGTAACGTCATCAAAAGAAACATTACCGCTACCATCAGTTACCAATGCTTGTCCGCTTGTACCATCGGTGCTTGAGAGTGTGTAGCCTCCTGTAGCTAGTGTTCCAGTGGTTGTTACATTTCCTGTAAAGTTAACACCTGTGTTTGTTGTACTTAGCTTCTCATCACCATTAAAGTATAATGTTGTTTCTGCACCAGAGTTTCCGTATAGATACCTATTTCCACCTGAAAGACTATCTTTTAAATATAAATCAGTTCCGTATATTACTAAAGAGCCTGTACCCGACTCTCCAATATAACTAGTATTGTTACTAGAACTATGCGAAAGTCTTAAATCACCGCTAGCACCAAAGAATAACTGTTTATCATCAGGTACTCGTGCATGGTCATTGAAATAAACTTGACCAGTGAAGGTAGCACCTGATAAGTCTGCTTTACCTGTTGTAGCATTAGCCACCTCAGTAGTAAAACTTGCAGTTGTAGCTACGTTATTACTATCACCTATAAAGATATTGCCATCATTTAGATTAGGTGTAGCATTAGTACGCCCTGCACCCATAACTTTAATGTTGCCGCTGTTATGCGCCTTAACTACTTTGGCAATCTTTTGTACTAAATTGCCCTCGCCTGATGGTGCAGTAGCTGTTAAGCCACCTGCTGTTGTGTCTACGTAAAGCTCATCGCCATCAGTGTAAGTACTTGTGTCGATAGACTTTAAAGTACCGAAGGTTACAACATCTACATTAACGCCATTTGGGTCTGCGGCAACAATACCGAATGCGGGCATCTTGGAGCTATCGCTTGCATCAGCTAAATCTACTTCTGTCTTTTGCCCTGAATGACCAGAGACATAGACAACATCGCCTTTTGCTAAGGTAGCACCGCTTGCTTCTGCGCCTTTGAAATGTACTGCGCCTTCTATATCGCCCTTAAATAACTCTGCCTCTGCGCTTCCATTGACTGTTAGTTCGCCATTAGTAATGGTTACATCGCCAGTAAAGTCTGCACCTGATAAGTCTGCTTTACCTGTGATGTCTTGATGCGTAGTTAGGTATCTACCGTCAAGGTCTGTAGTAACTGTACCACTGTTAGCTTTAGTAAGTGTTAATGTGCCATCAGTAGTATCAAAGGAGGCTGATGTAACTTCTAAGTCTTCTTGAGCCGCTAGGGACGTTGCCGCTTCAGATGCAGACGTTGCCGCTTCAGATGCAGACGTTGCCGCTTCAGATGCAGACGTTGCCGCTCCTGTTGCAGAAACCTCTGCCGCATCCGCAGAAGCCTCCGCACTGTTTTGATGCGTATCAGAAGAATCAGCGTAATCTTTATAGAAACCTGTCATTGTTTACCCTTGTGGAAGTACGCCAATGGTTGACCCTGAGAACTCAGCTTTCATTGCCATAGCTTCTAGTTCTGATGCAGAGCCTCTAAACTTAGACTCAAACAATTGAGCCTCTTCTGTATTCTTTGTGTATAGTGCTAGTTCAGCTAATGCACCATAGAGTAAAAGGTCTGTACCTTGCTCAACAAACCAATTGGTATCTGTATCGTTAACTAGGTTATCTACTACAATATAATAATACAACTTAACACTAGTTACTTCAGTGTTAAGAGGTGCTATAAGGAATCTGTTTTGTTGTCTAGCAAAGTACTTAGGAAGACCTACGTCTGTCTGCATACCTACTACAGTGGGTAGAGCCTTACGCTCAAGATCATACGTACGACCTGCATAATCAATAGACACTGCCTTAGCTTCTAAATAGTCTTGAGGTAAAGCTATTGCACCTTCAGAGTTTATAGTTAGGTTATTGTTATATCCTTCAAGTACAGGAATACGCAAGACACGATTAGCTCGATCTTGCGCTAGGTTGATAAATGAATTATATACTGTGTCGGGAATGTCTTTACGGTTAGCCCAGTCTTTAACTAAAGCTCTGAGTTCACCTAGATTATTAACTGCCATTATATACGTCCGTGATCTGTTCTAAGTTTTAAGTAGTCTTTGTTTCTAAGACGTACCATCATTTTGGCTTTTAAGTCAGGGTCGTGGAATAATTCCATCATAGTGCAGTTCCATTCTTTGCACCACATGTTAATTATATTAAGAGGGATTGAAGCTACCTTACGTCCCCATGTATCACCATCGGTTTTACGGTTAAGGTTGTTGTTTGCTTCATGTTGATTCTGTGCGAATATATCAGTGTAGTCTTGTGTAGTACCGATACTGATAGTGTCATCATTGTTTTGAATGATATGGGTTTTAACGTCAGACATGGATACTCCTATAAATAAGAAAGCCGAGCTACCCCGAAGGATAGCCCGACAATATAGACTAGCTATTAAGAAGCATTCAGATCGCGAATTGCGCCTGAAGCCGCTTCGTTCTTAGAGGTTAGAGTGTACTCAACCAATAGTTGCTTAGACTCAAAGTCACCTGTTACAGCTAGGTCTTTAGTCTGGAAGTCACGGTACGTATCAACAGACCACATATCAGGCTGAAGAACTAACAACGTGTCAGTAAGCATTAAGCGGTTAGGTACAACATTTAACTCACCATAGTCAGAAACATAAACATCAACAGCGTTGATAAACTTCTTAGCTTCAGCATCAGTAAACTTACGAGATGTAGCTGTGTTGCCAGTGAAGCCAGTGATCTTTGACTTCTGGAAAGCACCACACATAATCATAGATGGGTTACCACCAGATGTCCAAACATCTTCAATTACTTCGTTTAGAAGAGTGTCAGTAAGATCGCGAGCAGTACCTGCAACTGCAATGTCAGTACCATTACCTGTAGGAGCAGATGTGTCAGGGTCAGTACCTGCGGCCGCGCCCATTAAACAGTTAGTACCGATCCAAGAAGTAACAGAGCCAAGTTCACGAGCAGTACCTGCCGAACCTACGACTTGTGCTTTATCAGTACCTACTAGAGTCTTCTCCATGTCACGCTTGAGTTCCATACCTTTCTTAGCAAGTTGATATGCCATTTGACTAGCACGACCCGCATCATCAGCTACTTCGTTAGAACCCGATACGCTTACAGTTTTAGAAGCAATCTGAGTGTAGTTACCAACACGAGTAGTAGCAACACTTTCTGCGGCAGGAGCGGCGGCGGCTTCAGCTACCTTGTTATCAGTAGCGGCAGTTAGATCATCAGTTTGCCATTCATGATAAGTACCAGAAGCAGAGCCTTTGCCTACGTTAGACATGAAAGGAGTGTCGGTTGGTGCAATGTTGTAGATGATATCTGCTAAGTCTTCGCGGATACCTACAGTTCCATAAGTTTCAAAAGTTGGATTAGCCATTATAATATTCCTTTAAATAAGATTAAGAAGACAGTGATAGAAGGGCTTGTGCCGCATCATTCACTGAACCAGAGCGTTTTAGCTTTTGCCGTTGTTCCTTAACTGCGCGAGCTTTACGTGTTTGTGCAGTAGCAGGTGAGGACGCTTTTACTTTCTTCTTAACAACAGGTTGTCTTTTCTTCTTGACGGTTGCCTTCTTGCTAACAAGTTCATCGTATAAACGTGCCTTATTCATTACTGCGATATCACGTGCTGACATAACATTATTAAGAGTCTCGTCATCATAACCTTGACCTCTTGCATATTCTACGACAGACTTTTGGAAATCAGGAGAAAGCCACTCAGGAATAAGTTCCTTAAGCTTCTCTTGTTCTCTCGCTACTACCTTAGCACGTTCCTCTTGCTTTTCTTTCTCAGCTTGTGCCTTAGCTTGTTGAAAGCCTGTAATATTATTACGTAAGCCTTCTTCAATATCTTGAACACGTAACTGCTGTTTAACATAAGCAACAGGGTCGTTCTCTTTATCGATAGTAGTTAACAGTTCTTTAGCCTTACTAACCTCCGCTAGTTGTTGCGTAGCGGCTAGTTCCATAAGTTGCAGATACTGTTGTCTCTCAGCGTTTAGGTTAGTCTTTAGGTTATCAATATCCTTAGATTCTTCCTGTAGCTTCTGGACACGCTTGGTGTAATTCTGCTCTAGTTGATATCCTTTCTTTAACTCTTCGAGGTTGACTTCGTACTCTTCACCATCTACCTTAACCGTGTGAAAATCACTTTCGTTAGTCATCTCTTGAGTTTCAGACTCTTCTTCTACTTCGTCAGAATCCCCCACTTCAACGTCACCTTCGTCTTCTTCCGTTTCGACTTCGGTATCTTCCTCTGCTTCAGCTTCGACTTCCTCGTCTACTTCTTCAGCAGTGACCTCTTGAGTTTCCTCTTCGAGGGTTTCTTGCTCTAGCTCTTCTTCCTTCACTTGCTCCGTTACAGAGGGATTCAAAAGTTGGGCTACTGCGTTATCTAAACTTTCGTTGTTAGTGACATCCATTACGGGTAGTCTCCTATATGTTATCTATGTATATATTATACCATACTTTAAAGTAAATGTAAAGCTTTATTTTACTTTTTGTTGATATTCGTAGTTTGTTACATATCCTTCTATTACATCTTCAACCATTCCTACGGCTTTCTGTACGTACCATAGCTCATCGCGTTCGTCAATTTCATCTGACTTAGCCCAAGCTATCGAGATGTCTCGTTGTATTTCCGAGATAGCCTCTGTTAAGAGACCACCTCGTAGAAGCTCACGCGCTACCTGTGCCTTTCTTTCATCGTCCATTACTCACCACTCATTCTTAGTTTACTGTCACCAATACCTACTGGTCGTTTTTGTTGAGCTTCAAGTCCAAGTTCTGCCGCTTCTTTCTTCTTCATCCATTCAAACTTCTCACGCTCAAACTTCATGTTCTCTAGTTTAAGCTGTAGTTCTGTCTGCTTCATTTGAGCCTCTGCTTGCTGTGCCTGAGCCTGTACTTGTTTCAACTGAGCATCAGCCATATCTTTCTGTGACTCACCCTGTGCCGCAATCATGTCAGGACTTGGTTGTGGCTCTGGTGGTTTAACATCAGCAGGGTCTCCAATAAACTGAGCCGCGTTTCTATAACCTGCATTCTTAATAAACTCAGTGGCTAACTTATGTACATGCTGTGGTTGTATCAGATAACCAAACTGTGTGTTACCAATACCAGTGAGCATTGTAGATATATTGTTCAAGTGCATTAACTGCTGATCTTTATTCTGATTACCTAGACCTACAGTCACTGCCATATCATAACGATCTTTCCAATCATAAGGAGCGACAGGCGTGTAGCGACCACGTAGCTTAACAATATCTACTTCAGAGCTATTAGTACGAGCTAAACGATATAGCTGTAGGAAGAGTTCTTTAACACCTGTCTCTGCAAAGATACGAGCGATAAGTTGTATCTTTTCCTGTGCCGCTGTCATTACTTGGTTAACAGCAGTTGCCGCTGTGTTAGACGTAAGAGCAGAAGCATCTAACCCCTGTGTCATTCTAGATACGCCCGCACGATCCTCTCGTTCCTTTTCTAGCTCGTTTAGGAAGGGGAAGGTAGCCTGACCTAGCTGTGGCACTGGAAGCTGTCTAACAGCACCCTGTACCTTCTCACGGACAATACCGCCAATGCGGTTATCGATAAGGTCTTGTAGGTTTACTTGGTTTTCTACTGCGGCATATCTACCTGCATTAGATAGTGCTAGGTTATCAAGCGTGTGTCTCCACATCTTACTTCTGATTTCTTGAATGTCTTTTACAAGATCAGCAATACTAACACCAGTAAACTTGTGAGGCATCATGATAGGAGATAGATTGATAACAGGAATAGTACCTACTTCTTCTTTCTCAAGTACAGTGTTACCTACCATGTGTACTTCAAAGAGTTTCATCTTCTCGTCTTTTTCATCAAAAGCTTTAACCCAAGCCTTGACATATTCAACCATTGTGTTATTGCCGAAGTCAGCAGTTTCATCTACATCACCAAATCTAGAATCTTCTACTTGGTTCTTAATTAGACTTGATCCGTGTCCTTCTGAGATATCCTCACGGTTAAAGCCATAGTCGATGAGTGATCCAATACTAACGTCTTGCACCCTTGCAACAAAGTCTGAATCTTGGATACTCTTGCTTCTCGCCTTAATCCTAAACTCAGAGGATGGGATGTTGTCAACGACTGGACGACCGCGATAGTTGTCACGGCGAACAGTAACATCATAGAGATTCGGGTCTTCTTCATTAACTTCCTTGTTGACAATTTCTAAACTCTCATCTTCTACTAATGCATCTACTTCAATCTCTTCAATGGCTACAAAGTTCTCAATATCACATAGCTCATCCTGTGTCCAGTTTACTTCTACTAATCCGTTCTTCATTAGCAGAGCATCTTTGAACCATGTATATAATACGTTAAAGCCATCACATCGTTTATCAAATACATAGTTTAAATAGTCTGTAGCCTGTTGTGCCGCTTTCTCATCCTCTGCACCTGTAGGCTCAAACTCGACAAAGGTATCACCTGAAGCGAATATCTTCATCAAGGAAGGCATGATACCCTCGATAGTTTTCAATGTATCTCTCGTGACAACAGAAGAGAATCCTTCTTCCTCATCTCCGAAGGGCTGACCATAGTAATAGTCAAGAGCCTCTGCCTGTTGATCTGCAAGGTCACCGTTAGACCATGAGTCAGCAGATGCTAGTTCTCTACCTACAATCTCTGATAGGTCTTCGTTTGTGATAGCTTTATCCATTTATACGTTACTCCAGTTTTTAATAGGGAGAGACTGATCACCATAATCAGCCCAGTTCTGAGTCTTACCTGCTACTGCGAACTGAGCGCACATTACTGCGTATCTAGTCGCACAAATAATATCATCTTTTATAGGTACAATCTTTCCGTCTTTTCTATGGTACGATCTAAACTCTTTAAACCATTCTTCTAAATGTCCAAACACTTTAAACGTACCTGTCTCCATACGCTGTAGCATTTCCATAATAGAAGGTTCTACAAAGTTGTTTCCTTTACCTGTGTCTCCAGAAGCTTTAGGGTTACGCGCCCAATCGTGCAACATGTTGACACCTTGATCTCGATACTGTGAAGCAAGGCTCACTCCGCTTCCCTTATCACTCTGTAAGCCATCTTTAGGCCAAGCCACTGGTATCCATTGGGGTCTCTGTTTAATCGCCGCAGAATGGATTATAGCGGTCTCCTGACGGCTTGCGTAGACATCATAGACATAATAAGTATCACTCTCCTCGTCTATAGCTATCCAAGCTACAGCAGTGGGGTGATCATAACCAAAGTCTAACCCTGCAATTCTTTTCCAGTGATCTGGTATTTCAAACGGATCAACGATCAAGTTGTCCTCAGAGACAGGGAATACAAGACCAGAACCAAATACAGGTATACCTTGACTACGTAGCTTCCGTTCGTGCGGAGGATACTGTGCCAATAGCTGTTCTTTAGTGTCTTCGTCTAGGTGAGGAGCATCGTCCCACGTAGCTTGTATTAGTCTCTGTCCTGCTTTAATGTCATTCATGAATTGGTTTACAACAGGAGTCATACCGTCCTCTGGTGTAAACGTCATCATTACATATCCGTTGGTTGCTACGGTACGTGTAATACACTGCGTGTAGATGTTAGATGGTGGTTGCTCATCAAGCCAGATCCAATCAACTGGTCTGCCATAGAACTTCTCTTCACCCATCTCGTAAGACTTAAAGCCAATACGAGACCATCCATCAGGGTTACCATTCTTATCATGATGTTGAACCATGACACTATCATAGGTATTACCTGTAGCACCTCTACGTCTGGTCTTCTCTCCAATCATGGAAAGATTAACCATACCTGTACCCCAATCGCTTTCACTCTCAGCGAGACCAAACAGTTCTGTCTGTAGGATATCTCTGGTGGTATCATTAGATACACCTGCCGCCCAACAGTAGATAGGCTTATCAAATCTATTACCTTCCCACCAATCAGGATAGATACCTGTTAAGTGACACGCTGTAATATAAGCACCGCTAGTAGACTTACCAATCTGGTTAGCACACATTGCCAACACCTGATGAGCATCTGTAGTAGAGTTAGCTAAACCTTGTTGCCATTCGTATAAGTTGAAATGGTCTTTCTTGTTAAACTTAACTCTTTCTTTCTGCTCTCGTAATAACTCTAGTAGTCTCTTCTGTTGTTCTTTAGGAAGCTTTGCTATCTGCTCAGGCTCTAGATGCATTCTTCTTCACTGTCTTCTTAGGTGTATTAGCTCTTACTAATTCAGCTTCAGACAAAGTTAAAGCCGCTGTTAATCTTGAGATGAGTAGTCGTTGTTCTTCAACTTCCTGTTGTAAGTCATCGAAGTTAGGTCTGTTAAATGGTAGTTTCATGTTCTCGCCTTATGGTAGAGAGTTAAAGTTCTTCTGCTTCCACATCTATAGTGGGCTTACCTAAGATTGCTAGAAGCTCCTTCTGTAGTTCATCATCCTTTAAGTCCTTAGCTTCCTTGTCTGTTACAACCATCTCCATAGGCTTATCATAACCTGCTCTATAGAGAATGTCCTGCTGTGCCTTTAGCCTTATAGACTCTTGCTTTGCTGTCTGAGCTAATTCAATAATACCTGTTAACGCCATAGGGACATGAGCACCTATACGTTCTTTAACCATAGACTCAACAAGTCTCCAGTTGTCACGTAAGCGAGACATTGCTGTCCCTGCACTGTTCGGAGAATAACCTGCTTGAACCCACGACCCACGAGCATCTCCAGATTCTACGTACCTCGCGACAAACTGAAGGAACTGCTCATTGACATTGTACTCGTCAGGGTCACTCTTCTTTAAGAGCTTAACACGCTTACGCATATCTTTGTTTTGTTCTGTCATCTGTTACCTCTACCATTACTGTCGTTACATGCGCTATGTAGTCGTTACATGCACGACATGGTATATAATAATTATAGTCGATGTGAATAATCAATAAGGTTACTGAATGTAAACATCAGTTAATTGCCTCTTCACTTTGTTGTCTATATAGTATATTATAGCATACTTTGAAGTAAATGTCAATCATTATTTGTGAACAGCTACATGGAAGTTTCAAATCCTCGCCAGAGAGAGTAACCAACCTTCCCCCTAGATCGTCTGTGTAGCTATAAGGGGGTGGGGGTGTCTATGCCGATCTCTAACGTGACCGAAACAGCGTGACCAGTCACGACTATACAGTCACTATAAAGTTTGCAATGGCTATGTGTGTGTGATAGATGAGCGTTGAATAGCCTATATGCATATCTAGTATAACTAGCAAGCAAGCTATATCTATTTGTTATATCAATATATTTCAATGCTACTACCTACTACGTCTTCACCTACTACCATATCACCACCAATAAGGCAAATTAAAACGTGACCCGATTAGGTGTTTTGGTCTTCACTTAATTATAACTTAGTTATAAAAACGCTTGCATTTAATAACCAAGTCTATATTATAGGTAACAGGTCGAGAGGCAATCCCCTCTTTAACTAAATAAGAATGATTATCAACTAAACTTAAGGTGAATACTATGAATACATTAAACATTAAAGACGCTCAGGCACTAGCAGTTGAATATGTAACGGCTCAGGGAATTAAAGATTCAGTAACAGATAGATTAATCTCAGCGTATACCGCTCACGTAGATGGCGATAGGAAAGCAACCAAATTCATTGTTACATTTTGGGGTTGTGTTGCTAGTCGAGACAAAAAAGCAACCGCTAGCCTACGCACAATGTTTAACAGAATCAGCAAGCGAATCAATAAAGAAAAAGGTATCAGCGAAAAAGCATGCACTGTTAAGAATGGCGAAATTGTTGAAGTAACTCC